ACCAGCCCAATTTGCATCTTCTAATTTTGTAATTCCTCTAACACGACGTTCTTTTTTACCACCAATTTTCTGTAAATCTTTATCTACTTTAAATTGTGTTAGTTTCAGAACTTCATCTTGAAGACCAATTTTTAAAAGTTTTTTAATGAAATTATCACTAATCTCAATTTGAGAACCAAAATTTCGAACAGCAGTTGTCAATTCTTCTTTTGATTGACTACTAAAAGCAGGATTAATTAACAAACATTTGACAAATATGAACAAATTATCTTTAATATGCGCTGGTTTAATTCCAGAATTCTTTTTAGAAAGCTGTTTCATTACTTTGTCCTTTATCTTATCTGCTATATGATCGACATGTCGTCCACCCTTAAAAGTATTAATTCCATTAACAAATGAAACATGTTCGAATTTATTATCACTACTAATTGTAGCAACAATTTCCCAATCATCATTTAATTTTTCATAAACACGAGGACGTTCATGTTCGTCACCAATATACAAGTTTACATACTTTTTAAAATCTTTAGTTTCAATCTTTTCCTCATTAAGATAAACTGAAACACTACTATCTGTACAAGCAGCAGCATCAAAAACACGTCGTGCTAAAAAGGAATAAATATCTTTGTCAATTCCTTTTTTCATTCCAAATTTAGAAAAATCTGGATAATATGTAATTTTGGTATATGATTTTCCCTTATTGGATGTGATTTTTGGTTTGTCTGTAGTGCTCATATTTTCAGTAAAACATTGGCGATACTTTTGTTGTGTATTACTGTCAATGGTTTCAATCTCAAAACGCGTCGAAAATGCATTGGTCAATTTAGCACCATAACCATTCTTACCACCCCACTTCTTCTCTTCTGATTTATCATAATTACTTGATGTCAAAAGATTACCAAATATGAGTTCAGGAACATACATCTCGTGTTTTTTATGAAACACAACTGGAATTCCTTCTCCATTGTTTTGAACCGATATAAATCCTTCTTTTGGGTCTATATTGACTTTAATATATGTAACTGGATTTTTGCTTTTTTGCGATTTGAGACGTTGAAAATGATCAATAGAATTTACCAAAATTTCATCAAAAATCTTAAAAAATCCAGGAACAATAGTGATTTCTCCCTGTTCAATTTTTTTATTTTTTTCATTGTAAAACCATACATCCACGGAGGTTTTCTCCACACTCCCGATGTAAGTATCCGGAAGTTCAAGAATATGCTCTAATTGAGACATTTTCTGATATGTATCCTCAACTGACTTATTACCCTGGGCATTTGCAGCTTTTGGCATTTTATCAAATTACTGGCTGTATGATTTAATTGGTTGTAATAAATCTTTAAACCAACATTTCAATTTTTTAGCGGTAGCTTGTTCACCTAAATATATTCATATTTGAATTATAAGTTTTCGATGGTATTTTCTTATTTCGCTAATCAAATGAATTTGATTTACTCGTCTTCTAATTCACTCTCATTCGGTTTAATTTGATGCAGGATGTGCTACTAGTAACACATTACTTTACCAATACATTTTTATTATGTTCTTTTATATAAGTGATTGTTACTACAATAATATTACAACAATAACACATGAGTAATAAGAATATGACTGAAGCTATGATGAAAATAATGAAAAATAGATTAAAAGGTGGGAAAAATAAAAAAATTAATACAACAAAATCAAAATCTAAATTGAATTTGAAAACCAAACAATTAAAATCTACTCACTAATAATCAATATCATTAACGTTCATTAATTTTTATTGATTATTATTATTAATGATTGAAATTAGTATCTATTGGGAATAGTGGTACTTTATTAACAATGGCATTTTTAATCTCTTCAACATCATCCATTATCTCTTTTTGACGTTTTTCTTTTAATTTTTCTGCTCTTTCGCGATTTTTCATTTCATCTTTAAACATTTTAGTAATGACAAAACGATAAAGAAGGTAAACAATCAAAATAATGATTACAAATTCAATAATTGATGCTAAAATATCGCCAACAGAACCTAAATATCCTTTGGCGGTTGTTCTAAATACACGTATCATATATGGATCAATAATGGTTTGACGAAGCGATTTGATGAAATTAGTAGCTCCAAATCCCATCATTGTTGCCATAGTTAACCCTATAACTCCTTCATCAAAAATAAACTGTTGAATACTCATTCTGTATTATTAGTATACTTAAGTTTACTCTGTTCTACTTATAAAATCTTAATATAATATTCAAGTATTCATAATTATTAATTTATGTTGTCAGATGTATCACATCTCAAACCTCTTAAAAAATATAAAACCTTATCTGTTTCATCTTCTCCATCTGACAATGTTTCTTGAATTACTGTTATAGGTACATTCACGAAAATATCACCAATTATATTACCAATGGTCATATACTGTTCTTTAGTGAATAATTTACTGGTATCTATTCTAATATCTGTATTCACCGCACTATATTTTAAATTAATACCTAATGAAATAATAATAAAATTAGGAGCAAAACCATTTACTGCTTCATGACAAAATAGAGTGAGATAACGAATGAAATTTTGATAGTAATCAGAATTTGGATCAACTATTCTATGTGGTATATTGATATTATGTGATGGAGACGTGTTTATTCCTAAGTTAATAGGTAAGTACTGACTATAATTATTAAGACAATAGTCATGGTCAATATCTCTCAATTTTGTTGGATCTGCTGTATTATGAGAAAGAAAATATGGTTCAACAATCTCATCGCTTTGGAAAGAAACGTATTTAACATTGTCATTAATGTATCCGGTCTCTTTCCAATGATTTGTAATTTGATAAGAACCATTACCTTGTATTGCATCTAAATCTAGAATTAAAATGTGTGGTTGATAATTACCATTATCACATCTATAATTAGATTGTACTAATTCTTTGAGAAGAAGTGACGTAGCAATAGATACATTATTAAAATAGCATCCATTTCCTGCAAGTGTAGTACATGCATTGTGACCTGATACTGAACATGAAGCATAACTAATAATAGGTTCATGTTTATTATCAATATATGCATTAATGAATGTATTAGTCAGTGAACCATTATTTTCCTGTTCTTGGATTCGACGTCTATGTCTATATTGTCGTTCAATAGTTTTATCTAGCATTGTCCTTATGGCTTGACATGCCAAATAATTGGACAACAATGCTTTTTCAAATAATCCATTATAAACTGGTGTGAGTGTATCAGAACAAAAGTAACCCCAAAATTTTTCTGGATTTGTTTTTCGATATGATGTGATTACATGATTATGAATGTTATTATCGCGAAGATGTGGCATTGCGAAATGAATTGCTCTATATTCGTTATTAGGCTCAATTTTTTGTGATATATAATGAAGATATTTTATGTAATCTATTCCATGTGTTTTGATTAAATGAGGATAATAGTACAACATATAATTGGAAATAATACTGGAAATTGTTTCATCATTCACTACTTGATCAATCGATAAATTTTTGAATAATGTTGATTGTTTAAAAAATAAATTTAGATTTTTTGTTTTTTGTGATTGGTTAGTGGTATCAGATATTGTAATATAAATTGGTGTAGTAGTCGAAATATTAGATATACCATTATTGACTTGTTCAATATCTGATTTTAATTGTTGAGAATGAGATTTTTGAATTTCGTTTCCTAATTTAAATTGTAAATCCAAAGTTTCAATTGTGGTTGGAATTGCAGAAATCTTATTATCTATAATTAAATCATTTGTTAAATATTCATCTAATCCCATATCATGTAATCCATTTTGGATATCTTCATTGAAAATATTATCCATTTAAAGCTATGTGATGACAAAACCTGTTATTACTTGTTATAATAATTAACATCAGATTATAAAATCAATTTTACCTGCATTAAAATTTAACATTGAATATAAACCTTTAATGAGCTCAGGCTCTACGAAAACTAATGTACATCTTCAAATATAGTAATGGAATCATCTTTCCAAACCACATACCACTTATCATTGTTTGGTAGCTTAAAAGATTCACTACATAGTTTATTAGTGTGTTGTTTAGTAGGTTCATATTCAATTTCGAAAAATACTTTTGCAATTTTTTGTTTACATAATCCATTTTTAAATAATTTTTTGATTAGCTTCATTTTCAATCAAATATTTAACTACATTAAATAACCAAATAATGCGCTCCAATACGAACCTGAATATCCATAATCATCTTGAGCATGTATATCAGCTCCATTTTCAACTAGTTGTTTTACTTTATCTAAATCTCCATTTCTAGAAGCATTGATCAATTATTTGTCAAGTTTGGACATTTTTCAAGTAATCACAATTATTATTAATATCCGAAATTCATTTTTTACAAATTATGAGCTGCGATACGAAAAAGAGTAGGATCCTTAGTGAGAGAAAAATCTCGTATCGGAATACCAGCACTTGTAAACTGTTGGTTGGTAGTAATGAGATTACATATATATTCAGGATAGTCTTCATCAAGTTCTTTCCAATCCTCGATGTCAAGTTTCAAAATTTCGTCACTTGATTTCTCATGTAGAAACCCAACAGATTTCCAATTTCCTTGATCTTTGACAACAAGTGAACCAGTACAAATCATATCTCGGTATAGATACATATTTTTTGGAGGTAGAAAACATACTTTACCAATAACAATTTCACCATGACATAGTTTTTCACCAATTCCAATTGTTTGAATAGTTCTCAATTCACCCTCAGAGTCGACAACTTCTGTTTTAGGATGAACGCCCCAAAAACTACTATCAATAAACCATTTTGTAGCTTGTTCTAGTTTAAGAGTTTTAGATTTTGTCAATAAATTTTTAATGGTAGAGTAATAAATGGGATAAATAATATTTGGAGATACATTAGGATTAAAAAAATTCATAGCTTGTTTAAATGTTGGTGTACTTATATTAAATTCATCAGGTAACGATGACAAATTCTTTCTATCATATTTTGTTGTATTAGTTTTATTATATGGTTCAATTGTTTTAATACATGGATGTAACAATTCAGAATATTCCAAATAATCGTAATTGTTTATTGTTTTATTGCATTTGTATTTAATAGTGGTCAAACTATTTTCATTAGGATTCGGGTATCGAAAACTAAACAGTGTTTTAGTCTCATTAAATTCTGTATTGATATCAGTCATGAATATAAATGTTAGTAATCGTATGTATAAAATAACAAATAATGTATTGATAATATAGTAGAGATTCATTTTTATTATTTATACTATTGAAAATTCAATATGGTGAAAATGAAAAATATCAAACAACGCGGATTTATAAATAAAAATAATAATACCAAAAATATTGATAGTAGAGCCAATGATAAAACCAATGGTAAAATTAATAGTAAAAATTTTACTATTATTTGTCCTTGGTGTGAGAGACCAACAATTATTTTAGCCATTAATTGTGGTATATTTCGTCATGGTGTTTTTAAAAAAAACATGGTTCAAATTCCGCCACATACACCCAAAAATGTATGTGACAAATTAATTCAAGAAGATAAAATTTATGGTTGTGGTAAATCATTTCGAATTGAGAATAATGGAAATGTGTTAAAATGTGATTACATATGATTAGATATTACAATTTACTTGTTTACCTAAGTTACTGAGATATTCATCTAATTCACGAGATTCAGCCATTTCAAAATCTCTTATTGGAACACCCATACAAGTAAATTCATTTCCTTTATCCACAATGAGATTATAAGCTATTAAATCGTTGATAATAGTAACTTTTGATGCTTTGTGACATTCAGAAATTGGTTTGTATAATCTATCATTAATATCTTTAACTACCAATGATTTAGTAGCAATAACTCCATTATAATAAAACCATGAATCTTTATTAACCTCAAATTCAGCTTTTCCAATTACATAACATCCATCAGAAAGTTTGTCTCCCATTTTAATATCTTTGATATTCACTAAATCACCTGAATAGAGAAGGATTGGTGATGAAGCATGAAGTCCCCAAAGTTGTTGTTTATCTGGTGTTATAATTATTTTGTCTTGAGGTACTATTTTTCCAGTGTTGATATAACCAATTAATAATTTGTATACATAAGAAAGGATTCCCTCAGGTCTTACTTCTTCAAAGTAATCAGTCTGAAGATGATCATGCATTTGAACTTTACCTGTATTGGTAATTAAACAAATTATTTCATCATTCTTTAGTGATATTTCGTTACTAATTTCTTTAGAAATAGGTTTTGCTTGTTGTGAATCTTTACATTTAATCCAATTATTATTAAGAACTGTGCATTTCTCAGATAAATCATGGTGCATAGTTTCATTTTCAACTAAATGAGTTCCGGTGATTATATTATTTTTATAATTGTATAATTGGACAAATGGTTCATGTGTTTTAGGATGAGCATAATAATATTTGATAGTTCCAGACACACGACTTCCATCTCTTAATATGTCACCAATAACTACATTTTTAATTGGGATAATATTAAAATTTGACGAAGTGCGAATAGAAATCATATTATCTTGATGATTGCAAAAGAATCTCATAAATCGAAGCATTTTTCCTAAAATACCATTCCACAAAGAAGCAAATGTATAGTACGTATACAATCCAACATTCATAATATCCTGAAATGTGATAAGAACACGGTTAAGTAATCCAATGAATGTATTAAATAAAAATGCAATACGCATGAAAGTATTTTTCAATTGTGTATAAATATCCATTGCAATTGCACCAATTACATCGCGTACAAATTCAATAGTAATCCAAATATCAGCAATGGCATCTCTAATTATAAGTAAAATATTTTTGATAGTATCAAAAATCGCTAAAAATGGATGCATTAAAACCCAAAAAAAACCTTTTTGAAGTTCCCAAAGACAGTGTCCGGTATTTTGAGTCATAGTGACACCTGGAGGTCCCACCAACCATCCTACAAATGGAAATACATATGGACGACATCTGTATTGTTCCCAATTTTTATTGATTGTACTAATATTTCCTTCAACCCAAAAAAATCCAGCAATAAGCATAACTACGATTCCAATTAAAATAATAATCAAAATTCTCATACGTTTTGATGGAACATATTTACCACCTTTAACAGCCGCCAATGTAGCTGCACTGGCAGCAGCAATACCCGCTGCACTAGTTTGATAATTTGCTAAGTCTTTTGCGTATTGTGCTTGTTTAGTTGGATTATCTTCTAAACTTGTCAGAAATTGATACGCTTCATCAACTTGTGCCATTTTTTGTTTATTGGGTGTGCGACCCAACTTACCATATTTTGCGATACGGCGATTATAAGCTTTACCAAGTTGTTTTTGACTAGCTGAACTTGTCACACCTAAAATACTATAGTAATTAGGAATTGCTGTTTGTTTAGCAATAGCTTGTTGAATAGTATCTAAGGCATCACTAGCCAATTGTGGATCATAATCAGGTAAAGCTAAAGTAGAATTACTTATATCCCCTTTTTTCGTTTCTTGACTTCTTGATACTTTAGTATATTTGGTTCCGTTTTTATTTGCTATTATATCATTATAACTTGGAGGCTGTTCATTTTTACTATTATTTCCTTTAGATGTCATATAATCAATTAATCAATCAATACAAGGTTTATTTTAAATTAACTCACTTCAACTTATAAATTAACAACAAAATTAATTATCAAATCCAATCGCTATTTAACTGAATAATTTTGATATTTAAAAAATGATTGTGGTGTTAATGAAATAGAGTATAAGAACTGTCAAATATAGTAAATAATGTCTCAAAATTCCAAAAATCAATTACAAGAATATTGTCAAAAACGTCAGTTACCATTGCCAGTATATGATACAAAACACACGGGTCCATCACATTCACCCGATTTTATGTCAACTGTGGTTTTTAAATTGAAAAGAGAATCAGATACATATCAAAGAATTAAAGGAGAAATAAAGAAAAAAGCAATTGAGGCTGAAAAATCGGCAGCTACAATTGCTTTAATGAAACTTTCAGATACTAAAAATAAATTTACAATTAAAAGTGATAATCAACTAACTATATTATGGGATATGGAAAATGTTAATGCAAAAGAATTTTTTGAAAATAATTATATAGATGGCTCAGGTATTAAGACAATTGGTTTTGTAACAGCTCATCATCCACAGTCATTAATTCCATATCCGTTTGATAAAACTGTTAAAATTAATTCATATCATCGCGATTCAGCTGATATGGCTTTGGTGATGTATCTAAGTTCATCTATTACAAATGGTAGAGGTGGACATTATATAATAGTAACAAAGGATCATTTTGCAGCATCTTTGAATGAATGTGTAAAAAATAATGATATTTTCCCATTAAACAAAAATATTGAAAATAAACCTAATTTATTTCCATATGTAACTCAAGCACGAAGTATTGATCATCTTATTGAGCTATTAGATGAACATTGTTCACACAATAAAGAATTAAAATAATACGTTTCGAGATATTACCTAATAAACCAAATGGTAATATATCAAGATATTATTATTTCTTAATTATCTTTATAAAAAATATTTTGAAACTCACAAAGTAAAAATAGATAAATATCTTTTATTAACAGTAAGGAATCATATTACTATTATCAATATAAATATAACTTTATTATAAATCCTACTGTAAGTAGTAAATAGTAAATAGTAAAAAGCTATACAAAAATAGAGTTTTTATCAGAAATTAATATAAATATAATTAGCACGTTCTATTTTTAATTAAAACGATAACATTAAGTTCAATATTCCCAAATGTAATATTTAGATTTGAATACCTCTTATTCGATATAATTCTATAACAATTCCTTCTTAAAATATGATTATCTTTAATCCTCCATCTACTGTTACAGTTATTAATAAATATTTCTTGACCATGATCTTTAGCTATAAAAGGAATAGAAGCCTTACAGAATATTTCTTCTTCAATTATTTTTTTATAAGTATATACATAAAAATCTTTGTTTGTTGTACATTCCTTTAATTTACATGTATTACACTGTACCTCTAATCTGAAACTTAATATTTTTAATTCCGTGAATAGAACCTTGTTTTTTACCTCAACTATATAACTATTATTTAATTTTTCAATTTTCACAATATTAAATAGTGATTCATCTAACAGTTTAATACTGTAATCATGAGCATGTGTCATTTTAATAATTACTTTAAAAGTGTTAAATTCATTAATTGGAACAACAAATATAGCCTCTTGTGATAGCTCTATTTCATAACAAGGCTTTATCAAGGAGATCTCATATGGTATATTTCTAACTAATTCTGTACTATTTTCTGTTTTTATTGGTAGTTTACGAATATACTCAATTAGTTGATTACGTGTTGTTTTATCTTCATTATAGTATGAATTTGGGTAACGTGTTGAATTATCCTTATTATAAATATACAACATACTACCAATATTTTTATGTTTTCCGTTAGATCCTTCTAATATCCAAAACATCTCCGCCATATCAGAACATCTAGTTAACCATTTTCCTTCTGAATCTTGTAAATATTTTTCTGGAATATCTTGTATTATTTTAGCCATACATGTTCGTAAGTGTTGAGATATCCATTGATATTGTCGATATGAATTGTTTTTAATTACATATTCTGGAAAATTATATCTACCACTTATCATTTTTATTTCTTTGTCTTCATAATATCCGAATTGTCCATATGATGATAGTAAGTTAAACTGTTGATATTGTAAATTTAAAATTTGAAACACATTATTATGTGCTAACCAATCATCTCCATCTAAAAATACACATATTTCATATGGAAAACATTGTTTGTAAGCACAATATCTGCTGTATGCCTGATATTTTCTGGTTTCATTTCTAATATAAGTTACACGTTCCCACATTTTCCATTTTTCTATAAATTGTTTCACTAATTCTTGTGTATTATCAATAGAACTATCATCTACATATATAATTCTCCAGTTATAATAATTCTGAGTAAATACAGAGAGTAAATTATTTTGATACCAATCTTTATTATTGTACGATGGAATGATAACAACAATTGGCAATTGAGTTCCTTGATATATCGTTTGTGTGAGTTTTTTTCCAAGTGGTTTAATATTGATATGTTGATTCAATAGGATACTAAAATTTTTGTCACGTAATTTTAAAACATCATTATAGATATTTATATCAGAATAATCTGATAAATTCCATTTTCGAGATAAAGCAATATCTTCTATCAATCTATCTTCCATATTATCGCTATCACGCATCTCTGGTATTACTAAATTTGGGTATAAAATACATCCCGATAATTTCATTTGACGAACTAAACAATTTATAGTAACATCAATTGTCATTGTATCTTTATCGAAAGACTGAATATTATCTAGAATAACTTTTATAGCTTTATTATTTAATGAAATAGCATAAGTACCATATGTACAACACCATTTGTCTTTAGCATATTCATAGTACATATTTGACTCTAATTGTGTCTCTTGTTTAGATTCCCATCTGAATTGATTACCACCTAATGTTACTACATCATATATATCAAATAATGAACTTCTTTCTTCTAATAATTTATGAAATTCTTTATGAAAATAAATATCATCTTCTAAAATTAGAATACGTTCATATTCTAAACAATTACTTAACAAGTCTTGCCATGTTTTAATTAAACCCAACGCACCTATTGAATTAATTTTTCCATAGTAATAATCACGATTTTTATATTGTTTTTTATAAATATCTATTAATTCTTCATTACTTCTGCCGTCTACTGCTTCAATAGTCTCTACTTTTATATTATTTTTTTTTAGTTTATATTCCATAAAAGCTTTCCGATCTTTTCTTCTTTTGAGATTAAGCAGAAATATTCTATCGAATACCATGTTTTTATATCTTTAATTTAATATGAGATAAATATATATTAAACCAAAATATATATTTTAATTTTGGAATACGGCTTAAACATAAATTATAATATAATAAATTATTAAAATACGGTGAGTATAAGTATAAGAAATTTAATGGCTGAACAAATTGATATTTTTACATTACTTCAGATTCCTAGAAACTCTGGTAAATCATTTATTAAAAATAAGTACAAACAAATGGTTACTAAATATCATCCTGATAAACCTGAGGGAGATATTTATAAATTTCGTTTATTGAATCATTGTTACAAAGAGTACATTAAGAATCTCCCTGACGAAAAGACTCATGATGATTTGCGGAAAAACGCTGGTCAATATTATCGAACAGAAGGTACAGGTTCATCACGTCCTAATTTAGCAACAAATAAAAGTTTTAATGTTGATCGTTTTAATCAAATGTTTGAGGAAAATCATCTTAAAGATGAAAATTTTTCAAAAGGATATGCCAATTTAGATGATGATTTAGAAAATGAATATATTGATGAATTCAATACAGAACATTTATTAAGAAATGGATGTGGTAAAGATAAGTTCAATGAAGAATTTGAAAAAGCACGTAAACGTCAGCATCAATTTACAGAACGTAAAATGCGTGAAGATCCCAATAGCTCATATAATAAACAAATTGCTCAATATTATGAACCCAGTGAGCTAATGGCAACAACAATGGGTTATAGTTTATTAGGTGAAGGTGAAATAAACGATTTTTCCAATTATGACCCATATTCTGGTGGTACTAAATATACAGATTATCGCCGCGCCTTTTATCAAGATAATATATTAATTGATCCATCTTCAGTTGAGCAAAAAGAGTATAATATGCGTGAATATGAGGCAGCGCGTGATATGGCTGTTACACAAC